GGCGGGCGAACAGGATCACTTCAGCGTCAATCTCGCCGCCCTTCGCCTTCTCGGCGGCGAGATGATCGCCCACCGTGGGGCGGCGCATCACCAGGGTGGCGACTTCGCCCCCTTCAAGCTTCAACGGGAATTCCAGCTTCAGCGTATTGGACTTCGACATGGCGCGTTCCTCGCTTCTGTTGCGGGGGAGGCGGCGCCTCCCCCCGTGTTCGCTAGACCTCGATGCCCAGGTTGGCGCGGACGCTGGCCAGGTAGTCCGTGCCGTCCACCTTGAAGATGTAGTTCATCTTGTCGATCTCGATCACCTCTTTGCCGCCGAGCCAGACCTTGAGGTAGGTGACTTCGAACTCGCTCTCGTTGTCCATGGGCTTGCCCATCTCGAGCTTGCCCAGGCCGCTCTTCTTGGGGGAGGCGCGCACAAGCACCTTCATGGCCTGCGGCTCATAGGTTCCGGCGGCGGCGTCGAAGCGCTGGATGGAGCCGCGCAGGTCAAGGAGGTGGCTTTTGGGAGCCAGGAGCGACGCGGCGGAACCGTTGAACGCGCGCCACTTGAGCTTGAGGGGCAGGCTCTTGGTCTGGCCAAGGACAAGGGACTCGACCTCGCCGGCGATGCCTGCGCCGGAAGTGGTCTCGGAGAGGAACTCGATCTCCGGCAGCTCCACGTCGGCAAGGCCGATCTGGTCGGTCCCCTCGTTATAGACGCGGAAGCCGATGAGCTTTTCGGGGATGGGGTTGGCGGTGGGCAGGGTCATGGCCTCATCCTCCTAGTTGCTGGACCCGAACAGGGCGCTCAAGTATTTGACGTCGTACTCCATGATGAACTCCAGATCGCGCGCCGGGGGCGGCGGGCTCGCGTAGACGTGGAAGCGGATGATGCCGTCGAGCAGATCGGTGGAGGGGTTCTCGCTCTCCAGGAAGGCCACGCGGCCGCCCAGGAGGTACTCGCGCGCGGTGAGCCCGTTGAGCCAGCAGTTGAAGGTGTCGCACACGGTCTCGATGGTGCGGCGGCGCACCGGCCAATCCACGAACTGGTTGGCGGTGAGAATCAGCGTGTTGCCGATCCAGTTGAACATGCGGCGCACCGGGATGAAGGCGTCCTTCACGTCCGTGACGCCGGGGTAGGCCGCGGTGCGGTTGCCCCAGATCCTCATGCCGCCGATGTAGTTCAGGCCGGTGATGATGCCCTGTCCGTTCAGGTAGTTGGCCTGGTCCGGGGTAAGGTGCAGCTCCTTGCCTGCGTGCACAATGCGGTTGCACAGCAGGCGGCTGTTGGAGGAGGACCAGAAGGGCACGCCCTCGCTCTTGGCGTCGCGCGCGGCGTGGCCCCCGGCCAGGTGCGACGAGCCCCTGTGGATCTCCAGGACGCTCCCATCCTCGCCCAGGGCGGGCGAGCCGAAAAAGACGTGCAGGTTGGCGTCGGTAAGGTTGTTGTCGTTCAGCCAGGCGGGCACATCGGTGTAGCGGGTGACGCTGGCGGGCACGTCCACGATGCCGGAGCAGCGGAAGTTGCCCGAAACCAGCTGGCACTTGGCACCCATGACCACGGCCACGGCCGGGTCGCCGGAGAAGCCGGGGCAGAGAATCTGGCCGGGCACAAGGCGGAAGCGCGGGAACACCTCGTTCACCAGCTCCAGGCCGGTGCGCGCGAGGGTGGCGGCGTCCACTCCGCCGATGATGTCCAGGGACGTGACCTTGGCCGGGTCCGGGATCTCGCCGGTCTTGTGGATGGCGGGGTCGAACACGTTGATGAACACCACGGGCGACATGCCGTAGAGCGACAGGTAGACCTTGGCCACCTCGCACAGGCCATAGGCGGCCAGATCGTCATCCCAGCCGAAGAGCTCCACGAACTCCTGGTAGGTATACACGATCTTGGGCTCGTTGACCGGGCGCGGGACGCCGGCGGCCAGCTTGTGCACCGGGGCGACCCCCACCACCACAGGCAGGGAGACATCGGTGCGCACCGGCGCGACAACGCTGGTGGGCACCTCGGAGACGTAAACGCCGTGACGGTAGCTCATGGGCTATTTCCTCCGGGAGTAGCGGTTGGCGACCTGGAACGCGGCTGCGGCCAGGGCCTCGGAGCCCTGCCCGCGCATGGCCTGGCCAGCCTGCTCCACGGGCACGAAACAGGCGCGCAGGTCCGCATCGCCTGCGGCCAGGGCGGACACATCGGCGGGCAGGCCGCCCCGGAACACGGTATGCGGGGCCAGGTGCACCGGGGCCAGCAGGCGCGGCCCAAGGTACATGACCGCGCCGGTTGCCCCAGCGGCGGGCACGGCAGGTTCCGCCAGGTTCCCGGAGCCGGGGTCGGCGGCGGGTGCGTCGGTTTTGGGCAGCTTGCTCATGGGCTCTCCTTTCGCGCCTTACGCGGGCATGCGCCAGAGCGAGATCATCCACGCTTCGGCATAGGGTTGGGGTTGCTTGTCCGGGCGCTCCCAGAACAGGAAGCGCCCCTTGCCGTCGGGCTCGAGCGCGTAGCGGGACTGAAGCGGGGCCGCCGCGCAGGGCTTGAGCACCCGGCACACAAAGGACACCAGGTTGGACAGATCGTTCTCCGCCGCCTCGCCGTTGTCTTTTTCCTCGCGGGCGTACACGCCAAGCCGCAGGAGCACCTCGACCAGGCCTTCGGCCTCGGTGAGGTAGCCGCTCTTCACCTGCAGGAGCACGAAGGGGAACTCCTGGTCCGGGCCGTCCGGCTTCTTGGGCGGCAGATCGCCGATGAACACCGCAGCCGGGCGTTGCCCATCAGGGTGGGGAACCCGGCCAGGGGTGGACAGGGGCAGTTCCGCAAGCCTGGCCTCCAGGGCCGACTTCATGGCGCGCATGAGGGTGTAGGCGTTCATTCCGCGCCGCTCCGCGCCGAGACCTCGCGCCACAGGGCCTCTTCAAACCGGACGGCCAGCAGGCCCTCGTACCTGGCGCGCTTTTCGTCGGCGGCCACGTGGAACTGGACCGAGGGGCCGGTTTCCTCGTTGATCAGGCTGCTGCCGGCCAGGCGGCTGAACACGCCCATGTGCCCGCTGCGCAGCTGGGCCACGAACAGCTTGGAATCGCCCGCGCTGCGGGGGCTGTTGTCAAAGGTCTTGCCAGAGCCATCGAGGCGGTAGCTCAAGGACTGCCAGTCCTGGGGGCGCTTGCCCTTCTCCGCCGTGATGCGCAGCGGGGAAATGCCGCGGGCGTAGCGGATGAGGGGCAGGCGGGTGCTGGCCACGCGCACATGGCCTTCAACCTCGGCGTTTCTGCGGCGCGGGGTCTTTGTGCGCACGGCCTTGGTGATGACCCGGTGGTCAAGAGTGGTCTCGTCCTTGAGGTCCTTGATGAGCGTCTTGCGCAGCTCCGCCATGGCCTTGCGCTGGGCCGCGCCCGCAGCCGCCATGATCTGCTCGGGGATGAGCCTGGCGGCGCGGTCCACGGCAAGCTGCACGTCGTGGCCGTCCACGGTGACGGCAACGCCGCTCAAAAAATCCAGTTCGCGCAGTCGTCTGTTCACCACATCACCTCACGACAGGTTCCGGCTGAGTTCGATTTCAAGGATGCCCTCGCAATCGCGCACCGGACCCACGGTCCAGTACACGTCATCCACCACCAGCTCCTGGCCGGAGACCGGCGTGGCGGGCAGCTCCACGGACAGGGCCAGCAGCAGGCGGCGCTCCACGTTGACCCCGTGCATGGCCTCACCCTCGCCGCCGGGCCGCATGGAGTCGTCCCACATGGCCGTGACCGGCTGGCCGTTGATGCGCAGCGACCCGGCGAACTTGCGCGGGTCCATGAACACGGTCTGCGCGTGACGGGCGAGCATGGCCTTGAAGGGGGTCATTTGGCCTACCTCGCCCCGAAGGGGAGCAGCTTGGCGACGATGCCGCCAAGGGCCGCCGCCGCGCCCATGAGGGCCACCAGCATGGCCTTGCCGCCCTTGCGCTTGTTCTCCTCGGCCTCCAGGGCCTGGATGCGCTCTTCGTGCCCTTCCCACTTGGCCGCGCGCTCGTCGTCGCGGGAGAAGTGCGCGTCGAGCTTCACCTCGATGCGGGCGAGGCGGACCTCCACGGACTCGCTCACGAGCTTGCCCCCGCCTTGAGCTTCTCGATCTTCTCCTGCCCGCGCTTGAAGCTGGCCACGCCGAGGATGGCCAGCGGGGTGCCGAAGAGCAGGCCGAAGCTTGCCACGAGCTGCGGGATCATGTTCAGGGCGGTCATGTCCCTTGCCCGCACCGCTTCGAAGCCCAGCCAGCAGCACAGGACGCAGACGAACAGGAAGGCCAGGGCCGAGATGAAGCCCCAGAAGGGCCGCCAGGACCACTGCGGCCAGTGCTCGCTCTGCGCCTCGGCGCGCATGGTCTCGTTGACCATCTGCTGGCGCTTGGTCTCTTCCTGCTCAAGGGCCAGCTCCGTGGCCATCCAGGCCTTCTGGAACTCCAGGGCCAGGGCCGGGTCGGCCTTGATGGCGTCAACGGCGCTCTGCGCATCGGACTGGCCGGTGACGCTTCTGGCGATGCCTGCGACCTGCTCGGCCACGGCTTCGGCCTTGTCTCCGCCAAGCCACTTGGCGATGGTCGGCGCTATGCCGATGAGCCCGGTGATGATCGACAACATGTCACCCCTCCTTGGCGCAGCCGTGGACCATGGCCCCCAGCCGGTTCGCCCGCGCGCCCACCTGCCGCGCCCAGGCGCTGTTCAACATCTCCATTTCCGCCAGCGCGTATTCGCCCGCCTCAAGCAGGGCGAGGGTCTTCTGGAACTTGAGCAGGCCAGCCAGGCCCAGGTTGAAGCACATGTTCACCAGCACTTCCTGGATGGGCTCCGGCGCCATGATGACCCACGGCAACGCCCCGACCACCTGGCCCCAGCAGCGCCTGATGTCGTTGTCCAGCAGGGTCAAGGCCTCCTCTTCGGTGATGCCCCGGTCATCCAGGTTGCGGCCAACGCCGATGCTGAGCTTGCCCGCTGTGCAGCGGTAGGGCTTGAGCTTCAGGCCTTCGTCGATGAGCAGCTGCTTGGCGAGGCGGTGGGCGTTCATGCGGGTCTTCCTTTGTTTCTGATTGGCGGAGGCCCGGCCAGGGCCGGAGGCCGGACCCCCGCAGCACCGAGGGAGGAGACTATTTGACCACCTTGACCAGCACGCCGGGGCGCAGGCAGATGGGCAGCACGTTGGACTCGAACCAGAGGTCCACGCCCTTGTCGAAGTCCTTGAGCTTCTGCTTGGCGTAGAGCTCCACGCCGGGGGTGTTCACCGTTTCCAGGAAGTCGCCGGGGGCCATGGCGTTCAAGAAGGTCGCAGCGGTGCCTTCGGGGAAGGCGTGGCCCTCGCCCTCGGCGATGAAGCGCTGGATGTCGCCGGTGCCGCCATTGGGGGCTTTGCCGAGGTGCTCCTCGAACACCAGGCCGCCGAAGCGGAAGCCCTTGCGGATGTCCTGACCGGACACCTGGCTGGCCTCGCTCTGGTTCAGGAAGAACTTCAGCACATTGGGGTGGCTCGTCAGCGCGTCGAAGAACTCCTGGCTGACCATGACGCGGACGCCGGAGGAGACATCGCCCTTGAGGTTCTCCTCGATGTGGCGCGAGACCTCGAAGCACTTGGCCTGGACGTTGGTTTCCGGGTCGGCGAGGCTGAAGCTCACCGTCTTTTGCTGGATGCCGAACTCCGAGAACAGGTTGTACAGCGGGGTGACGCCGTCGCCGTCGATGATGAGCCCCTTGAGCGCGCCCCACTTGAGGTGCTCCCAGGTGAGTTCGAACTTGGCGCGGTTCTCGAACAGGAAGCGGGCCATGACGCCGGCCAGGGTCTCGGCCTGGCTGGCGGAGCCGAAGGCGCGCACGCCCGCGTAGTGGTCCGGCCGGATGGTGTCTTCCAGCGGAATGTGCGGCACCTTGAAGGTGAGCACGCCGCGCTTGCCGTGCACGCTCTGGGACCCGGGCGAGCCCTTGGGCTTGGAGGGCAGCAGGCGGATGACGTAGTTCTGCATTTCGATGCTGACGATGTCGGTGGTGAGCGGCTCCGGCTTGAACAGGCCCATCTGGTTCAGCCGGCCGAAGCGGTTGGGAATGATGTTGATGGCCTTGGTCAGCGGATACAGGCCGTAGCAGTTTTCATCGGCGAACGGGTTGAACATGACTTAGACCCCCTTGTGGTCGAGAATGCCGCGGGCCGCGAGCTGCTTGAGCGCCAGGGCTTTTTCCGGGGCGGTTATGTCGGCGGGCCAGACCAGGGGCGCGGACAAGATGACGGCATCGCGCTGGATGGCCACGGCGCGGCCGGGCGCTCCGGTGGCGTCGCAGGCGGCGGTAAGGAAGCCGTAGGCCAGCTGCGTGCCGTCCAGGGCGTCGGGGTCCAGGGCGCGCACGCGGCCGTCGCCCTCGGCCACGGTGATGGAGAACTCGTCGCCCACGGCGAAATCCACGCTGCCGTCGTTGATGACGAAGCCGAGCTGCGGCTGATCGTATTCCGCGCCTTCCACGGCGTCGGCCATGCGGTTGCCGCCCGGATCAAACACCTGGAACACGCCGCCGTCGGCCTCGGCCTGGGAGCACACCAGGCGGTAGGCGCCGATCTGCACGGACGCTCCCGGCGTCACCAGCTCCACCGTGCCGTTGCCGGCGTTGCCGGCCTTGGGCGTGGCGTTCTCGGGACAGGCCAGCAAGCGGCGGCCGATGACCGCGCCAAGGCGCAGGTTCTGCCCCTGCGCCACGATCACTTCTTCGCGGCTGAAGCCCGGATCGAGCTCGCGGCGCAGGATGTCGTGCAGGCGGATGGGTTCATTGATGAGCGCCATGGGCTACTCCTTTCTCCCGGACATCCGGGACACGGCCGCCAGGAGGGGATTCTCCCCGGCGGGCTTGGACGCGCCGGGCTTGACGCCGGACGGGTCCGTCTGCTGGAGGGCTCCGAGCATGGTCTGCATTGTGTCCGGGGCGGGGGGGCTCCCGGCCTGGGCATTGGCCTGGGCGGACAGGCCGAGCTTGGCGGCCTGCTCGGCCGTGAGCCCGGCCTCGACAGCGGCGGACAGCTTGCCTGCGGCCTCCTCGCCGAACAGGGTTCCGGCCAGGGCCACGACCCCTTCCTTGGCCTGGGCGACCTTGCCCTCTGCTTCCGCGGCGGCGGTCTTGGCGGCGGTCGCCTCGATGGCCGCGACGGCCTCGGGGTGCTGGGCGCGCAACTCGATCTCGTTCATGTTGACCTCCTTCATGATGAGCGACAGAAATTCGTCCTTGGGGCAAGCGTGGTCCAACAGGCCGACCTTCACCGCATCGCCCGCCAGGAACACGCGACCTTCGGCCCAGTCCTCGAACGTGTCTTCCGAGAGGGCGCGCGCCCTGGCCACGCTGGCGCGGAACAGGGAGTACATGCCCTCGAGCGCGGCCTGGTGGACCTCGCGCGCCTTGTCGTCCAGGGCCTCGAACCCGCTGCCCAGGGCCTTGAACTCGCCCGCGCGCAGCACGGTGACGGTGAGGCCCACGCGCTCGTCGTACTTGGTCCACTCGCTATGGACCCAGACCACGCCCACGGAGCCGACCTCGGCCATGGGCGAGGCCGCGAACAGCCTGGCCCCGGCCCCGATGCCGTAGGCCGCGCTGCACGCCGTGCCGTCGGTCCAGGCGTAGACCGGCTTGCGCGCGCGCGCGGCGAACACCGCGTCGGCCAGGTCCTGGAACCCGGCCACGGCCCCGCCGGGGCTGTCGATGTCGAGCAGCACGGCCCGCACGTCGGGGTCGGACAGGGCCGCCTCCAGCTGGGCGCGCACCACGGCGTAGGAGGTCCAGAACGGGGGAGAATGGAACTCCTTCAGCAGGTTGCCCTGCACCGGGAGCACGGCCAGGCCGTTTTGCAGGCGAAAGGGCTTGCGCGCGCCTGGAAGCGCCCCGGCCTCGCGGGGGGCCTGCCGTTCAGTCTGATCCGCGCGGTGCGCGGCCGCGTCGTTCACGGCCTGGCGCAGGGCTTCGGGCTTCATGGCCCAGTAGGCCGGGAGGATGTTCACAAGGGACACGGGCGCACCTCTCAGGTTCCCGGCATGACCGGGGCATCGGGCGTGATGGCCAGGGGGTCGGGCTGGTGGCTTTCGCCCGAGCCGGGCATGGGCAGGTCCAGCTTCTCGCGCAGGCGGTGCTCGCGCGCCTGCTGCTGGAACGCCTCCTCCCAGTCCATGCCCTGCTCGGCCAGGAGGTCGGACCAGGAATACAGGCCGGACTCCAGGCCGCGCACCTGCGACTGGATCTCCTTGTAGGGGTCCACGTAGCCACGCGGGGGCGGGGTCCAGCGGCAGGCGGTGTACAGGTCCATGGCGGCGTAAAAGTCTGGCGCGCCATGGGGCGCGGACCACATGCCGCGCAGCCAGGCTTCCTCGAGCACGTGCTCCCTCACCGGCTGGCAGAAGCGGCGCACCAGCCAGGCGCGGTAATCCTGGTACACGCGCCAGGCCTCGAGCAGGGCGGCGCGGGCGCTGGAGTAGTTGGTGTCGCTGAAGTCCTTGAGAATCTGGTTGTAGGGGATGCCCGCCACCGCGCCCAGGGTCTTTAAAATGAGCTTGAAAAAGGAGTCGAAGTTGTTGCCCGGCCGGTTGGACTGGATGGGGTTCACGCGCTCGCCGGGGTTCGGGTACAGGATCTGGCCCGGGTTCACGCCCTGGAACCAGCGCTTGCCGCCTCCTGCCTCGCCGACGCCCTGATACACGCCGTGGTCCTTGGGGTTCTCGCTCTCGATGGCGATGGGGAAGCTGGCGGTGATGATTTGCGCGATGACCTCGTAGTCGAGGAAGTCGTACTTGTCGCGGAAGAGCTTGATGACCGGGGCCAGAAGCGGGATGCCGCGCGCCTGCTCGGGCTCGCGGTGGCGGTAGGCGTGGAACACCAGCTGGCGGTGCCCCATGCGCGCGGGCACGAACTGATACTCGGTGAGCGCGCCCATGCTGTCGGAGTTGGCGAACCAGTAGCCCTGGGCCTCGCCGTCTTCATCGAGCAGGACGCCATCGCGCACCTGGGGGTCCAGGGCGCGGTCGGTGGGGGTTTTGAGCCGAATGGGGTGGATGTCCTGCAGGGCAAAGCTGAACAGGCGGCCCTTGCGCAGGCGGGTGGCTTCATCGAGCATGCGGCCCACCCAGGCGAACTCGCCAAAGGTGACCACGCAGCCGATGGAAAGCTGCTGGCAGTCCTGGAAGTGCATGGCCCTGCCCGCGTGGGCCTCGCGCATCCAGAGCTTGAAGGCCCGCTCCTGGGCCTTTTCCATTTCGCGCGCCTGGTCCTCGGAGATGTTCAGGGCCTTGTGGTCCAGGGCGGACTGCGGAGTGAGACCGGTGCCAATGGCGTTGATGATGATGGTATCGCGGATGCTGGCGGCGTGGCCGTCGTTGGCCACGATGTCCTCGCTGCGGGTCTGCATGGTCTCGCGGTCGAGCGGCTCCTGGTGGGGCGAGACGCGGTAGGGGCTCCAGTTGCCGAGCGTGCCGCCGTGGGACGCGGCAACGCGGCGCACGCCGCGCACCTGGCCCGGCCGGGGGCGGTGGCGCAAGGCGGCCGGGGCGGCCATTAGAAGCTCCTCCGCACCACGGCCTGCACCACGCGCGGCACCTGGACGCCCTGGCGGCGGTTCTTCTCGCGCGCCATGTCGGCAAGGGTGCTCTTGATCTCGGCCAGGGAGGCGAGGGTGAGCTCGCGGCCGAGGATGGTGTAGCTCTGCCCCATGGACACGTCGCGGAGCGCGGCCTTCCAGCTCACGATCTCCGCGTCGAGTTCTTCATCTGTGTAGAGGGCGAGGTATTCCGACATGGCCGCGAGAATACGCGGCCCAGGCGGGCGGAGTCATTGGACAGAAAAGTACGCTATGGACACCTGTGGACGGAAAGTGAGAATTGGGCGAGGGAATCACCTTCGCCTGTCGGTTGCGATGGCCAGTTACTCGTTGATTTCAAGGGACAACGGGGAGGTCAGTGGCGGTGCGTAGCGCTGTTCGCTGCGTACGATTGTTATGTGGCATTTGAACACCATTGGCCGTTGTCCCTTCTTGGTAACTATTCCACATTTCCCCTGATGTGAGCATATAGCCTAGAAGGTCAGAGGCTCTACGTTGGCAGCACCAAACCAACCGCAGACCACCTGGAGGGCGTCGTCTGAAAGCTTTTGCGTGAAGAGAATAGCCAATCGTCTCTTTGGCCTGGAGCAAGTGACGTAAAAGAGATTCCGATTAAGCACAAAGGAGGCTTGCTTATTTGCGGGTACGTGGTCGGCGTCCCTAGCAAATTCAAACATTTCGTTGAAGTTGTACTTGTTCCAGCCTCTACCGACGACAACGAGGACGTTCTCAAACTCGGCTCCCTTGACACCGTGCTTCGTCTCGAAAGGAGAATGGCCCGACAGGTAGTGGCACAGGGCTATGATTTCCCGGTATGGAACGGCCCGGAGGTCGTGGAGCTCCTTCAGCGTTCGCGGCATGTCCTCGCCGGCCTGCGGATCGAAATCCCGCAGTTCGCGTTCACGCCGCTCAACGTCATCGGGTACCCTCGGTCGACGCACCGCAAGCAAATGATCCACTACGTCCCCGATCGTCCCGCTGTCTCTCAACTTAATAAGCTTGTCCATGGCCTCGGACCATTTCTTTTTGTCCGCCTGAGCGCGGATCGCCGGCATGTTGGAACCGAGTACACGGAACATCTCGCCGTAATTCTTGGAGAGGTAAGCCACACAGGCCGGCTCCAGAGCCTCTTCGAAATAGGCGATATGCGGATGTTCCTTGTTCGTGAAGGACCCGTTGTACATGAAGACCTTCGGGATGCTGGGATATCCTTGCTTGCCGGCGAGCACGCGATGGGTGAGCATCAATATTTTGGTGACCTCGGGAGACATATCCCAGCCCTCTTCGCCAAGCCGATCGAGGACGGTCTGAAGCGCCCTGTCTGCATCTTGCGTAAGAAGATCTCCATTCCAGTGGCTGCCGGTCTGACGGGCACCAGTCCAAGTGCTCGTATGGAAGATGCGGATGTTGCCCTGTTCACTCGGATCGACGACGAACTGAGGAAGTTCGGGCCTCATGCGGTTCAGGCATTCGACGACAGTGGAAACTGATCGAAAGTTCGCCTGCTTGCCAATGACAGTCAGGCTCGGATGTTCAATCTTTCCACATCCTTCGCCATAGATCTTCTGCCAGTGGTCGCCGAAGAAGCCGAATTGCGGTGAGCCTTTTTGTCCGAGGAAGTGGGCCTTGATCGAGTCAACCCAGTCGGCGTTAGTGTCCTGATACTCGTCAATCAATATGATCGGGTAGTTATCCGCCATGATGCGTCTGAATTTAGCGTTGTCCATGAGAGCGATAGTTAGGCTAAGGACGTCGTCGTGGTGGATAGAGACACGACTGTCATTAATGCTCCTGTACCCAAGCTCGTACTGGACTGCACGCTCACCGAGGTCGCCAACTTCGGCGATCTTCTCGGGCCAGTGCGGGAGCTGTGGCAGATGCTCCCGAAGTTGTCTTTGAAAACCTCCGATGAGAGACCAGCAGAATGCGTGGATCGTAGCACAATAGATGAGCGGGCTCCGGTCGGTCCGGGCTTCGATCTCGTCCTTCGCCACGTTGGTGAAGGTGATGCACGCGATCTTCTGATGCCGCTGCGGCAGACTGTGCTCGTAACGGTCTATAAGGAAGCGGAGAGCCTTGACGAGCGTGTAGGTCTTTCCGGCACCGGCGCCGGCTTCGACGAGGAAGCTCTTTTTGTGCTCAAGACAGTCATACACCTCGGCAAGGGTTTTTTGGCTAGCCTCTTCGGCCGCATTCATTTGGTCCATAACCTCAGCCATCTTGTCCCTCCGCTGCTTCGAAGGCGGCGGCTGCCTGGACGGTCACCCCTTCCGCATTGGGAATGCCACACGCCGCCAACCATCTCAATCCGTCGAGGATATAGCCGGGTGCGGTCCAGCCCGTTTCGTCAATAGCGTGTACGAGTGCGAATTGGGACTTCTTGATATTGTCGAGCTTGTCCCACGCGCACAGGGCCTGCTCTTCAGGCGTGGTGCCTTTGATATCGAACATGGTTAGATTCGCCAGCATGAACGCGTCCTCGAAAGTGCGTCCGCACGGTCCGCCTTCGACCTCAGGCCGCTGAAAGGTGATGCGCTTATGCCCCTTGACCTTGGACTCTTCACCTTTTGCCAGAAGGGCCGTGGGCGAGCTGTCGCCGCCTCTAAACCATGCTTTGAGACAGGCGTTGCTTGTGGCAGTCCCCTCATGCACCGGACAGGCACGTTGCCGCAAATGCTTATGATCTCCATCACTGGCCGTTCCTTCATGCACCGAACAGGCTGTGCCACCGCCCTTGGCGACGACGGAGTCCAGGTCCGTGATAATGAGGGTTCGCAGCTGCAGAAAGTCAAGGAGGTCGAAAAAGATGTGCGCGTAGGCACCGCCGACTTCCATAGTCGTCACGTATTGGCTGGACAGTTTTGGCGCATCGGGCTCACCTTTCTCCAGCTTCTTGATGATGACGGGTAACATCAGGCGTTCGCCGGTGCCTTCGATCAATATAGCCTTGTCGGCGAAGAACAGGTCGCAGCGTGTCAGCGTCAGGTACTGCTGGAGGAATTTTCTGTGTCCTTCCGGCGTGCCACGCAACCCCTCGCGTAGGTCCTTGATCGTGGTCTGGCGGACGCCGGCTGTGGTAGCCGGGAGGAAATACCGTATTGCCTCGAAGCTGGCTGCGTTGGCAATGTGAGAGGAATGCGTCGATATGATGAACTGCACCGGCCAGGGCAAGGTCGAGCCTTCCTGAGCGCTGAGCTGTCGAGCGATTTCGGACACCTGGTCGATGAACACTTCCTGCATCTGGGGATGCAGATGGGCCTCAGGCTCCTCGATGAACACAAGGTGAACGCCGGGAGCCTTCGGTTCTGCGCGGAAAATGCGATAGAAACTGTAGAGGCGGAGCAGGATAAAGATGAGATTGCGTATTCCGAGGCCGTTATAGGACTCGGGTAATAGGATGCCGTGATGCCCCATGTATCTCACCTTGGTATGATTTGAGAGGAGACGATTTACATCGAGCGTCGTCTCCGTCTCCAACTCCGAGCCGTCGAGGCCGGGATAGCCGAAGGAGCGCAAGGTCGGCATCAACTTCCGCAGCTCGTTTTTGAAGCCGCCCCCAATTGCTTGCTGAATGTCGTGCACGGCCTCCTGCAAAGCTTGTGCGATGTCTTGGTCGGTCTGCTCCGCCGTCGGCGCTTTCGCGGTGGTGAAGAGACCTTCCAGAATCTTAGCAAGAACGTCGGTGTCTTTCGTTGTGTCGTCGTTGAGCCCGCGTTGGGCGTTCACGAAACCCGATTTCAGAAGTGATCGCAGCGCACCCGCGGACATTTTCTTGCGGTTGGTAGCGTCATTGGGGTCTTCCGCCCATATGTTGACGGTGAAAAGATCGGGGATGCGCTCACGGAGCGCTTGAAAGAGGGCGCGCCGACCTTCGTCGGTCAACGCGCAAGTCGGTTGGTTGGCGAAAAGCAAATCGATGGCCCCGTCGCCCAACTCATACTGTGCCACGGCGATGGCTTCATGACAGTTAGGGTCAAGATCGATGATGAAGTCGCTGAGAGGGCCAAAATCTGCCAACTTAGGATCGTACCGAAACGCGAGTCGCAATTCTATGCTTGGTATCAGTGCGCGAACCTTGTCATCTTCCTTGCCCTCATTCTTGGCAATAAGCGCGTTGCAAAAACCGTCATATGAGGCGTTTGAGAAGTCTTCGATCTGGAATTTCGGGTTCTGATCATCGGTAAACCGGCGGACGACCTCCGCAAGCGATGTCTTGCCGCTGTTATTGCGACCGACGACAAGCGTCGTTTGATCTTCGAGTAATAACTCCACATTGGTCAATAGCCGAAAGTTCCTAACGTTAATTTTGTGGATGTGCATGCTTGTCCTTTGGGGTGGTTTTGCTCTTGGCATATTATGCTCAGATTCACGCACATTGAGGAACGCAGCGGAGCAATCACCTTTCCCTTTTTGCATATAGATTCCTTTCCCGGAAAGAGTCAACGTCTGCCTGGGGCACACGCACAGAACCGCCCACAAAGTAGGCGTTGGGGAACTCGCCGCGGTCGAGCAGCACGTAAAACATGGAGCGCGAGCACCCAAGGCTGGCGCAAACCTGGCGGCGGTTGCGCCCGGGGCTGTGGCTGGTGGCGGCGTCTGCGGGCATGGCGTCCTTCCTTTCCTGTGCTGCTTGCGGTTTTGGTGCGGGCGTGGGCATGTCAGCGCCTCCAGGAGGGGCGGGCGCCGCCAAAGGCGCTTGGCCCGGACCCGCCCGGAGCTGGGCCGGTGGACATGCCTGGGCCTATCGACATGCCAGGGGCCGGAGGCGGGCCAGAGGCCTCGGCCCGGGCCTGGAGCATGGACTGCGCCACCACGGCCAGGCTGGGCGACCACTGGAAATGCGTCATGGCCAGGTGCAGCGCCAGGCAGTCCAGCCAATGGTTGTCCTTGCGGACCTTCTTCCAGACCTCCTTGCCGCCCTCCCACTGCTTGCGCTCGGACAAGAGCTGCCGGAAATAGTCCGGGGTGACGCTGCCGTGAAAGCGCAGGGGGTCGGCCCCTTCTTCCCCGGACAAACGCCAAAGGGCCTCGCTCTTGAGCGCGCCGGTGTCCACGTGGTAGAGCCGGAGCCCGCCCTTCATGGCCGCGCCGTCCGGGTATTTCTGGAGCAGGCTCCAGTACACGTGCACGCCGGGCCGCTGGTAGCTCATGCCCTTGGCCCCGAAGACCCGGCCCGGCGGCTGGGTCATGAGCCAGCGGTACACCTGCATGGTGCGCGAGGGCTCAAGGGGCGCTTCGCGCGAACCGCCGGTATCGATGGCCGCGCGCCAGATGCCCAGGCGCTCGCCCCCGTTCTCGCGCGGGTAGGTGGTCTGGAAGATGAGGCTGGCCAGCTCCTCAAAGGTCTGCGCCTTGCCCGCGTCCACGAGCCACTCCTCGCGCGGGTCCAGGCCGTGGGCATACACCGACCACCAGAAGTGGTCCTTTTGCGTGTCCGCCGCGAAAGTGAGCGCCAGGGCGCGGTCCGGCACGGTCTGGGCGGCGCGGCCATGATCCACCAGATTCAGCAGATCCTCTTCGCTGGAGGACACCGTGATTTCGCAATAGGGCACGGCCTTGTGGCTGTTGTCGAACCAGCGCATGCGCTCATGCCCCTCGCGCTGGGCCTTGAAGTAGTCGGCCATGACCTTGGACAGGCTCATGCCCTGGGCGGTCCAGGACGGCAGATGAAAGGCCACCACCGAGGGCGCGGCGGACGGCTTGTTCGGACGCCAATGCCCGGCGGCCACGGCGCGGTTCTTCACGTAGTCGCTCCACTGGTACTGGCAGTGCGGGCACACGTAGCGCGCCAGGCGCTTGTCCAGAATCTCCTTGGGGTCGCGCACGCCCTCGGGCACGCGGATGTTGTCCATGTCCATGACCTGGGCCTCGCCGCAGGCCGGGCACACCGCGGCCCAGGAATAGAGCACCTGGGCCTCGGCCTTCATGTCGCGCCAGATGGTGGACTGGTCCTCGGTGCCGCGCGGCTTGGAAAAGCGCAGGATCTTGCCCGTGTGCTCGTAGGCGCGCACGCGCTCCTCGAGCACGGCCACCGCGCCCTTGTCCTGGTAGGCGTCCTCCTCGTCGATGAGCAGGGTTTCCAGCGACACCGAGGACATGCGCGACTCGCTGCCGGTCCACAGGCCGTGCACAATGGACCCGTTGCGTAAGAGCAGGCTGGCCTTCTGCTCGGCGTAGCGGTCGGACGAGAGCAGCTCGCGCAGGGGCCGCGTGTGGCGGAAATGCGGGATGATGCGCTCCCGGAAGATGCGCTCCACGGCTTCCTGGTCCGGCATGGCCACGCCAAGGGGGCCGGGCTTGCGGCACAGGCGCGAGAAGGCGCAGGCATAGGCGATGGTGGTCTTTGTGGTGCCCTGGCTGGGGCCGATGACAAAGATCTTGCGCACCTCGGGCTTGTCCCAGGCGTCCATGATGCCGCGGGCGTAGGGCGCGGCGTCCGGGTCCCACAGCCGCCCGGCCTGCGCGCCCACCACCAGCCGGAAGTGCGTGCGCGCCCAATCAAAGGTGCTTTGCCACCCGCGCAGGCGCAGCACCTCGACCTCGCCCGGGAACCAGCGGAACGGCAGGAAGGGCGCGCACGCAGCGACAGCCTGGGGGGCAATCATCGCGCCAGCCTCCGCGCCACCAGGAAGGCGGCGGAAAGGGCCTGGGCCTGGGATTCGGGCGCGTCCACTAGACGGCAGGCCTCGCGGCAGACCTCGGCCTCGCGCAGGGCGCGCGCCTGCTCCCAGGCGCGCATGCGCTCGCTCATCTCCGGGGTGAGCCAAACGCCCGAGGCGTAGTCGTCCAGCGCCTTGGCCAGCTCGTCCACAAACAGGGCCACAAAGGCGGGCACGCGCGAGAGCAGGAAGGCCACCAGCTCGCCCGAACGGGCGGGGTCGCCGCCCACGCGGGCCACGGCCTTGGCCGCAAGGTCCGGGTCGGCCCCGAAGGCTGCGGCAACGCTCTCCCCGGCCTTGGCCGCCCAGCCCTCCAGGCCAAGGCGGAAGGCCTGGGCGCGCACGGCCAGCTCCCGCTCGGCCACCTCTGCCGGAAACAGCGCCCCCTCATCCTTGGCCAGTTGCAGATCAAGCAGGCGGCCGCGCTTCTCCTTGAGCGCGGCGTCGGCGTCCAGGCGGCGCGACTCGGACGAAAGGCCGGCATCGGCCTCGGCCTCCTGTTGCGCGGAGACGGAACGCTTCCCCAGCTTTTTGGCCTTGATGTAGTCCTTGACCGCGCGCAAGCTAATGACCCCCTTGCGCCTGGGGAAGAACTTCTTGTCGTTGTAGAGCGTGGACAGGGCCGCCTTGTAGCCCTGCTGGGTCAGGTACTTGTGGACCTCGTTGATGTTCTTGAAGCACAGGCCAGCGCCTCGCTCGTCCAGGCCCTTGTCCGCCTGGAACGTGGCGAGCATCTGCTCGGCGGTGCGCAGGGCCTCCAGGGTCTGCTTGGTGGAGGACTCGAGAACCGCCTTCTTGGCGTTCTCGCGCGCCTGGGCCAGGACCGCCAGCTGGTTGGCGTCCGCGTCGCTGAGGGCTCTGATGAGATCGTCGCGTTTCATCGGCAAAAAAAATTAGGCCAGCAAGCTGGGTTGCGCGGACCACTCGGGAATGACCTGGCCCAGCACGTCCAGCACGTACTGCGCAAGCTCCCTGCGATGGCACTCCGCCGGGTTGGTTTCATAGCAGCACAGCACAGGGTCGGCGACCACGGCGCAGACGCCCTCCAATGCGGCGCGCAGGGACTCGGGCGTGGGGAAGCGCTCTTCCAGTTCACGGCGGTAGCGGGAGCGCCAGTCGCCCTTGGCC